TGCTATTCTGGTGGCCCTTACTACTGACAGGTTTATTCTGCGGTCCATTGCATTTATTATTCGGTCTATCATCGCATCCAAGTTGGTGTCCTCGACAAACGCCTCTGCCAGCACTCTCTCCAAGTCTGTCGCCAACTGCCCCGTGAACTCCTCATAGAAGGAATCAGAGCGCAGGATACCATCGTGTAATTGCCTCAGAAGGTTGGTTGCGTCGTAATTCAAATCGACTTCCACTCTTCCCTCAGCTTTCCTAAATGAGCGATTCTCCTGCTTGTAAGTATATTTGAACGCCCTGATTATGTACCTGCCCAACTCGTTCTTGAGTAGTCTGGGCATCTGTACCATGAGCATGTTCTTTCGGTGTCGCAAATCCGACCAGTCCTTTGAACGTCTTAGACGCTCAAGCTCCTGTCTTACGGTTTTACGGATGGCGGTTTTGAGCTTGGAAATGTATCTGTCGATTGTTCCTGCTCCTCTTCCACCTGAGATTCTTCCTGTTCTGGCTTTTCTCGTTCTAACTCCTCCTTGATTCCGTCGTCGGGTAATATCAATTCCCCGTTTTCGTCCATATCAATCGTGATGCCAAGCTCTTGGAATCCCCTGATTATCTCCAACTTCTGAGTCAGGTTAGATAATTCCATCTGCTCGTTGTCCTCATTTATCGGGTTGAACTTTAGTTCCCAATCTGTAACATTCATCAGTTTCAGCAATGGCTTGAAGAATCCTTCCTCAATCACTGCCTGAGTTTCCATGATTGTTCGGTCCATCATGGTTATCTGTTCGCCTTCTGCATTCAATCCACCTATTCCTGCGGTGTCTCCCATAGCCAAAGGCATTACCCCATAGGCAGAATTAATGTCATTATTGATTTTCTCAATGTAGGGAATCATCCCCATTTCCGTTGTGTCGGGCATGACTGTGACGAAATTGGCCCCAGACTTTCCTTCTCCTGAAGATATGATAGGGATAAAGTTAGGATTACGTGCTGTTTCCTCTGCTATGTATTCTCCCAATCTGGTCAATGAATCCTCATTGTGTCCAGGAATATCCAAGAATCCTTTGGGTGGTCTCTCCAGCATATACACCTTGTTCTGGTATGCTTCCACTGCTAACGCAGTTTCTATCTTCTTGGCCAATGCCAGAATTGGTGGGTTGCCATACAGTCTGGCATAGGAGGAATACTTGTTGAAATGAATAATCTCATCTCTCGCAAAATAGATGTCAGACTCCTCATCTTGGAAAGTATAGGCTATTAGAGCCGTGTCAGCGTCGTTACATGGGGAGTTATCGCAGTGTTTTGCTGCTCCAGTGCCTTTTCTGCATAGTGGACAGAACCTATCAGTGTCTTGGAACCTTCCGAATCTGTCCGTATTATAGCGCATTTTCTTGGTGTCCTCTATCCAGAGTTCCTTGACGCGCTTGCCCATAGTCTCTCCACTCTCGCTCACAACTCTCTCATAGATTATTGATACCCATGCATCATCGAATATCTCAAGCTGTCTCACCATAGCCTTGATTAATTCAGAGCCATTAATGTCTGCCGAACCTTGGGAGGGGTTAGTTATCAGGGACTCAATCGAATCCTTCTGGTCCTCTGATTTGTTCTCTTCGTCATCCACAGCCTCGATAATCCAGCCTTTAGCGACAACCTGAGCCGCTATCTTCTGGATAACAGTGCGTAGGTGGGAATAATTGTCCGCAAGGTATTCGACGTATAATTGGTCGAATGGTGGTTCTATCAGTTGGTTTCCGTACTGATAGGACGAAGCTGCTGCCGCATCGTACACAGGAGTACGTGCTTCTTTGAGTAACGCATTGGTGTTTTGGTCTAAATAGAGTTGTAGCCCCGACTTAGGTTTTTTGCTTTTGCCAAACCAAGCGTCCAATATTCCCATCAAAGCCAATCCCAGTTAGTCATATTTAACTTTTTGCGTTCCCTTTCTTCTATCGCTAATTCGCACATCCACAGGGAGATAACGGCATCTGAGACATGCCCTTCCAGCTTTCCTTTGCCATCCCACATCAACTGCATCAATCCCCGAACCAAGTCACGAGTCCCTGGTCTACTGTTCTCTTTTGCAGTAGCTCCGAATGGTATCTCGTATAATCCTTTCTCCATTGCAACGGCTATTCCAGGGATGCCTATCTGTGCGTGGTTACGTTCATTACCTGTATTGTGTGTAGCTATCGGTAGCCTTTCCACATCTCTGGCAGCGTGTGCAACTAACCTCTGGAACCCATTACTCTCTACCATAATCTTTTCTGGTTTGTAGATTCCTGCTATCTTAGAGATGTTAGTTACTTGTTCCTTTAACCAGCTCGCACCTTCTCCCTGAACCTTTCCATTCCATTGATGTAGGACTTTACGCTGCTCAGTTTTGGGGTTATAGGCAACAACACAGTACGCCGTTTCGTCATGTTGCGTGTCAAAACCCACTGCTAAGTCCACTCCCATCACTGTTATCCAGTCATTTACAGGCTCAGAAATCATTTCGAGGTCGTTATTCAGGCATGGTTCGAGTACACTCCAAGGTATAACAGCACTCTCAGGGTCTATCGGATTGAGCATATATTCCGATTCAAAGGCTCTGGTTCCCATCGCCAGCCTTTCCTCTTCCAGTCTTTCATGGGTCCAGTATTCAGGCCACCTTGGTTTTCCTTTCTTGGTTAGAGCTGGATGCCAGATACAGTCCCAGTATGGGTTTTCTTTTACATAGGCAGTAACGTCATTGATTCTCTTCTGTGTTCCTATTAGCATGATTTGGGATTTAGGTAAACGCATAGGCAGGACAACGCGATTAAGATAATTGATAATCTTCTCATCATTTAATCTGGGAAACTCCTCCAAAACATCGTCCAGTATAAGCAGATGTACGTGCGGACCTTCCAATGCTCCACCTATTACTGCACCCCTTACTCTGGAACCGTTAGAAAATTCCTTTTGGGTCATGTTCCAACGGACGCTGTTGTATCGAGTGTTTTCTTTAGATGGGATTAATGGAGCTATTCGCCAACTTCTCCTGCACAGTTCTTCAAATTGAGTTAGCTTATCAACTACCTGAGAAAAGGTGTTCCCGATGTATAATGCCCTAAAATTAGGGTTGCTTGACATCTGCCATAGCAGGTAAGTAAGGCTAAAAGAGGTCTTTAAGTGTCCTCTTGCACATATAATTGCCACCCTTTCGTTCTCCTGGAGAGATTTGTACCATGTTTTATGCATACTTGCCAGAGGATAGTACTTATCAGGCTCCTCCAACATATACTCCATCATCGCTTCATCTGCGAACTCCAGGAAGGGTAGCTTACCAGGATTCAGGTGTTTTGAGAAAGAAGCTATAAATTCCTTATGGGCTGTAACATCAGTCATTGGAAGAACCTTTCAGGTCTCTTACCATCTGTGTATAATGCTGTGCAAAGGCGGCCTGTTGCTGTTTGGGTATTCCTGCCTTGTCCATTGCCTCAGCCGATAACTGTGCAACCTCATCAATCAGTATGTCTCTGACTTCCATTTCAGTTTCCAACTTGACCAGCCACCGTGTCCAGGCATAGGCATCTGAAGGTCGCAACTCCATTCCTTCTTCTAATTGCGTGTTGAAACTGCTTTGTAATTTACTTCCTAATTTAATTGCGCGCGCGATAGAAGTGGTTGCCTTACGTTGCGTGATGTCGCGTACAGCTTCCATTACCTCTCCCTTTCTTTTATTCCATTCATCTTTCGTTGCCCACCGTTGCACTGTGGATTTGTTGAGCTTGTAGCCTTTGTATCTTTTATTCATCTCTTTGGCAATATCACCATAGCTCCAGCTCTGGGCAAACAGGGTGAACGCTTCTTCCTTATCCTGTTCGGTATATTTCCTCATATCAGATTGTCACCTCCTGTTGGTATTCGCAGTATAATGTCGAGAACGAGGAGTGTGAGTATCAGCTTGGCAATCATGGAAATCCAGTAGAGGTGGCGTTCAATGGCCTTTAAAGGGCCAGTATTAGCGATTCTAACGACTGTTGCCGTTGTGTTTTTTGATGACATTCCTCAAATGCTCCGATATTGGTTTCTCTTGTTTGTCGGCCTGGTTGCAGAACTTGCTCCAGTCTTTTTGAAAATTGTCAGATATGGCGAAAATGTAATGGGGTGGCTTACTTTCCTTTGCGTAGGGCATGAATTGTTATTGGG